CATAGGGATGACCACAGTGTACAAACTGATGGCAACCTTGGAGCCGTACGCCACACCCATGACTGTTCCAGTTTCTCTTCGTGAGAGACTTGAACTCCTCCAGACGAACCCAGTTTTATCGCCATTGTCGGGGCTTCACACTGCCGTTACCGGTGATGTACCTTTGTACACACCGGGTTGGCGTGCTGATGTTAACACGTTGGGGATATTTCCTGGGGGCATGCTTTTCTGGTTCGGCACGCGCAAGCGAGTGCTGATCCCGAGAGGCGTCGTAGAGGAAGTGGCGACCACAGTCGTTTTGGAAGATAGAGTTAACGGTGAAGGACTAATGGATGTATCTTTCACCAACAAGGTGCGCAAGCGGGCAACTTTGGTGTTGAACAAAACGACCCTCACGTCGGTTGAAAAAGCAGATGCACTGCCGATTATTACGGCTTTGTCGCTCACTTATTCCGCTGAATCCGAGTTGGGAGTTTTGACCAACATCTTGGGACCCGCCATGGGCTTGTTCAGACGCGTTTATGCCGCGAAGCGTTCGCCGCAGCGCGATTGGACAATTTTCTGGATAGCCGGCGGTGTTGTCGTGCTTGTGTCGGGTTATTTTTTTACGAACCTGGCCAAGCACGGCTTCCGCAGTGCAGCCACACGACTGATGGTCAAGACGTGGCGCCCACTGGGCGTCGTCACACCAGTTGTGGCCGTGTCATGTTTATTAGTGGACTTGCTGATGACATGGAAACGCAGGGCGGCACGAGGGGCTAAACCGGAGACGGTAGTCGGACGTGTAGTTTACACGGACGTGTGTACTGCTGGCGTTCCGACGAAAGAGCCAGCGGGCAAAACCCTTGCCACCTTTCGTACCCCACTTGATTCTGGGGACCGTTGCTTGCCACATTACGGCACCGAAGCTCTCGGCTGGTTTTCCCGGTTGTACCGACCCGTGGTTCCACGGCGTTGTGTGCACAACGAGGTTAATGCCACCCGTAGTAGGCAGGTGCCGGTCAATGAGACTCCCGAGGAACTACGAGCACTCTCGTGGTCTGTGGTGAGATTGGCCCAGCAGGCCAATTGGCAGGCATATTTCCCTGATGCACGCCGTGTTGAGGCGCTGAGCTACACCGCATGGGCTAACCGTCGAGTGGTTAACCAAGGAGCCAGGATCAAATTTCGGGAGGCACGCGATGAATTAGCCGAAACAGGTCAGATGCCCGAACTATTCAATAGGGGCAAAGTATTCGTTAAACGCGAACACTTACTCAAAGCGAACGGTGAGGTTTCTGACTTTGTTCCACGACTAATTACGTCTCGACAGCCTGAGTTTTTGATCACACTGGGCCCCTGGTTGGTCGCCTTCGGCAATGAGCTCAAGCGCATGTGGTCGCCCTCAAATTGGGTCGTTTACACCAGTGGTCTCAATGCAAACCGCATGGGTAATGCTTTCGACGCGTTCATGACGGAACATCCTTTTGTTTACGTCAGTGAGCAGGATAAAGAACGCTTCGATGGCACCATGTCCCGTGAGGCATTGCAACATGAGCTGATGGTGTATGAACGATTTGGAATGCCCCGCAAGCAACTTGCCTGCATACGTGCCCAGTGGGTCACTAAGAACACGTCTAACAACGGGTTCAGGTTCACTGGCTCTGATGCACGCAAGAGCGGGGATCCCAACACATCATGTGGCAATTCGTTCGAGGACGCTTCGACGACTATGGTGGTCGTGGAGCGGATGAGGACGTGCCACTGTGGTGCACCAAATCGGCCTGCACTCAGCTGGGAAGATGCGATTGCTGG